GAGAAGCAATCCCAAGCATTGAAAAAGATGCCAAAGCTTTAGGACTGCAAGATAAAGTTTTAGTTATTAATTATGAACGGCTGCCTAAGTTTGCATGGACGTTCTGGCAGTTATTGATTGTTGATGAAGCACATTCCATTGGTGCGTATCCAAAGCCGAGTGGAAGATGGAAGAACTTAAGACAGATGAGCTATGAAAAAGTCTTGTTAATGAGTGGAACTGCATCACCAGAATCTTATTCACAGCTTTACCACCAGATGACATTGCACCGTCCAGTCTGGGCGCAATATAAGAATTTTTATGAGTGGGCTAAAAAAGGTTATGTGGACATTGGGGAAAAATATATTGGAACAGGTCAAACGGTTAACGATTACTCCAACGCCAATAAAGAATTAATTTTGAAGGATATTGATCCGTATGTTGTGCGGATGACTCAAGAAGATGCAGGGTTTGAAACCAAGATTGATGAGGCTGTTCGATATGTAGAGATGAACGAAATTACTTACATAGTCGCTCAAGAAATCATTGATAATGGAATTTCTGATCTTGGCGACCCAACTATTCTTGCCGATACAGGAGCAAAGAAACTAAGCAAGTTAAAGCAGATTTACTGTGGAACGGTTATTCCAGAAGAAAGCGGCAAGGGAATAATTTTTGATACATCAAAGGCCGAATACATAAAAGAACATTATGGAAAACACAAGATTGCGATCATGTACTGCTATGAAGCAGAACGCAAAATGCTTTACGGAATGTTTCCTAATGCAACCGATAGCCCAGAAGAATTTAATTCAAACAAGGATGCAGTCTTTATTGGCCAGGTCAGAGCCAGCCGTGAAGGAGTGAATTTAAGTAGTGCAACGTATCTTATTTTTCTGGGAATAGACTTTGCAGCACTCTCTTATCTCCAAGCAAGAGATCGTGCGAGCTTCCTGGGACGTGACACACCGCCTAGAATTAGATATATATTTGCGGCCAATGGAATTGAAAGTCGAGTTTATAGAACAGTCAGAAAGAAAGAAAATTTCACGATCAGTCATTACAAGTCGATCCGAAGCGAATTATCAAGCGAAGCTGGTGAAAAAATACGAGAAAGACGGTTATGAGGTAATTAAACTTTTAAAGACAAACAAAAATGGTTATCCTGATCTTCTATTACTTAAACCAAATGAGGTGCGATTTGTTGAAGTGAAGGCACTGAAGGGTCGTTTAAGTAAGATTCAGGAATATCGAATAAAAGATCTCCGCTCTAAAGGCTTTCCCGTCGAAGTTGCCAGATCGCCTGATTAAGTTAATATTTTGATACATGGGATGGAATGTTCCCCATCACCGAGTCCCATGTATAGAGAGAAGTAAGGGTGGCTGACGGCTGCCCTTATTTCATGTCTGCAATTATTCTATCGACTAAAACGCTTTTCTTCACGTGGCTTTTAGTATCTGCTAACGGTTGTAACTTCTTACAAGAAAGCTGCATTAGACCAGCCCTGAAACCTTGAAGACCCGTAGGACTACGATAAACAAAGGGAGTTCCAAGCCAGGAGAGTATTTTTCTCATAATGCCTTCATAAGGGTTTACATGCCTTCATAAGGTGCTATACTGAGCAAGTCACCAACCCCTTTTGACATGACATCATCTAACGTCAAGATTCCTTCAAAATTGACCAGAGCCGTTTTGTTCTCCAAGAATCAAGATCTCGAATCAACAAACGAAGGCTTGACACGCAGGGTTAACAACCTTGAGCAAGAAGTTACTATTCTATTTGCCATTGCTGGAATTGCTACAGTTTGGGCCTTACTTTTTTAATAATTTGCCCCGTTAATTCGGGGCTTTTTTTTATTTATTTATAAAACAATGGCAGCAACCCCACGATACAAAATCAACGATCTTGTCAACAAGAAAAGGAACACAGGAGTCTTTTTAGAAATCAGTTCTCTCGTTGGAAAAGTGTCATCAATAAAGGTGAAGCACAACAAAAAAGGCACTCCCTGTGTTTATTGCACGGTCCGTTGGGAGGATGGTCGCTCTAGCGAGCACGCTCAGCACATGCTGGTTCCTGCACCGTGAACAAGGAGTCAGGCGACAACCAACCCCTGATAGCCGCCCAACGTCCAAACCTAATGTATCTATTTTTTCGATGACCTCACAAGAAGTTTTTAACACCTTTAATTCTGTTATTGAAAGTGCTGATAGCAGTCCATTCCTAAAGCAATTAGCCAAAGCTGCTTTAGTTGCCACGCCTGATGATAAGGCTTTAATTATGCGAACTTGGCCCAAGGTTGTGCAGAACTTTGGCCCAGGTTCTTCTTTATATAAGGAGGCAGCATGACACAAGGCAGCGTTCAAATCACAAACGCCCAGTACCACAAAGACCCTGCAATTTCAGCGTCAATGTTAAAGGTCATGGCAAAACATGGTCCTAAGTCTTACTGGAATAGTTTTCACAACCCAAATCGACCTGAAAGAAAAACAACTCCAGCTCTCTTGCTTGGAAGCTTGACTCATGCTGCAATTTTAGAACCAGATGATTTAGAGAATCAATTTGGTCCTTGCCCTAATAAAAAATTAAAGGCAGGGAGAGAAGAAGCTGAACGTCTTAAAGAAAAAGGAATCACTCCAGTACAAGAGGACCAATGGGAACTCGCAATGGCAATGAGGGATTCTGTCTATGGAGATAAAGAAGCAAAAGCTTTATTATCAAAAGGAGTTGCAGAAAAGTCATGGTGGAGTGTTGATGAATCAACAAGCCTTGATATAAAAGCCAGAAGTGATTGGTTTACTGGAACTACAATTGTTGACTTGAAGACCAGTCAAGGAGGAGTAGATCCAAAAGAGTTTGCTAAAACAGTTGCTAACTTTCAATACCATCTTCAAGCTGCTCATTATTTAGAAGTAACAGGAGCCGATAGATTTATTTTTCTAGTAGTTCAGAAGCAGTGGCCATTTGATGTTGGCTTATATGAATTAGATAATGACAGCATTGATTTAGGTTTAAAAGAAAGAAGAAAAGCATTAGATCAAATTAACGAATGTCAGATTTCAGATCACTGGCCAGGCCATAGTGATTCTGGAGTCCAAAGCCTTACGCTTCCACGCTGGGCATTCCCATCAACCCCTAATTAAAATGAAAGAACTTTATCAAGCACTCCAAAACTTTCAAAAGCAATGCCCTTCTTTAGCGAGAAGCAAAGAAGGTTATAACTATCAATACACTCCACTGGAAGAAATGCTTTCAGTAATCCAACCTGTATTGCACCAGAATGGATTGCTTTTAATTCAACCTCCTACTTCAACTTGTGACGGTGTTTCAATTATTTTGACTCGTTTGATTCATGTTGATTCAGGGCAAGAAATTTCAAGTGAGCTTCCTATCTTTTTACCTGAAGACATGGGCAACAAGCCGATGTTTACATGGGGTGGGAGCTTGACCTACGGGCGTAGATATGCCATCAAAATGCTGTTAGGAATTGAACCTGATATGGATACAAATACAGAAGAAGTCGAAGTAATTGAAAAGAAAAATAAACCCGCAGCCAAGACAGAACCACCGCAGAGAGAAGGAGGAGAAGCTTTAGCTAAACAATTTATTGCTTATATAAAAAACAATCCAAATAAGATCCCAGAAGTTAAAAAACGTTTAGAAGATAATTGTCAGCAAGGAAAATTAAACGAAACACAAAAAGATCAAATAATGGAAGTGATCTTAGAAGTAGAAGATAAATGATTGAATATTTATCACAATATGAACTCGCTGATCGTTATCACATGTCAATTGACACGTTACGAATGTGGAGACATTTAACAAGAAAAGGAACTCCCAAGGGACCACCCTGGGAGGAATATCGACCTTTCGGCCGCCCAGGAGGCCCACATATTCGGTATCAATTAAAAGATGTTGTTGAGTGGGAAACTACAAACAACATTACAATTCCAACCCCAACTAATTAATTAATCATGGAACCAGCTTTTACAGCAAAATTTAAACTCTTCCCAAACAAAAAAAGAAAATCAGGAAGAGATTGTGATCGTTATTTGATCATTGATTGGACACCAGCAGAAGCTCGCAAAGCTGCCGAATGGTTAGTCAAACAAGCAGATGCAGCAGACATGCCAGGAGGCTCGACTTTCCGTCAATATACCTCTAAGACTGATTATGAAGAAGTCCCAGGTTTTGCAATGTGGGGTTCTCAATGGTCGGTCAGCCCTGATTCTGAAGAAGAATGGGTGGATGGCAGAGGAACCATTTCCGCTAGAGCTTAAACTTATATACCCCTTTTAATTAAGGGGTTTTTTCTTATTTTACCTATGACTAATTTTGAAGCTAATTTTGAAGCTAATTTACTTGAAGTCCTTACCGATATCTCTGGACATCTTGCCAACATAAATAAAGAGCTAGAAACAATTAGTTCTAATACAGATGACATCCGATCAATAAACGACGGTGGAAACGATTGTAGTTCCGATATTGCAAAAAACATTGTTGACATCGGACTAGACATGAACCAACATCTAAGAGATATTGGTGATTGCTTAGAACCTAAACCAAGAAGGAGGGCTTTATAGCTCCACAAACACACTAAAAAACCCCTCAATTACGAGGGGTCTTTCTTTTCCAATGCAGACCCTACGGTGGGTCTTTTTTATGGTAGCCCGATTAGTTGTTTAATCCAGTTTTTTTTTTACGGTAGTAGCACAAGCCAGCTTTGCTTTTAGAACATGGATCTCCTGTAAACAACCAGCAATGAATCTGGATTGCTCATGGTTTTGTCTTGTTATAGCTTCTCCATACCTTTTCAAATAATCCATATCTTGCGAAGCATGAACGGCTCGGATTTCTGTTTCCATAGTTAATTCTTCTTCTAAAGTTGGAGTCATATTTTCAACTAATTCCATCAACATGGAAAACTCTGGAGGAACTTGAGACATGCTTTTCTTTTAGTTCTAGCAATCTTTTCTGCCAATTTCCATGAGTAATTTGTTGCTGCCTTAGCCTTTTGCAATGAGGGCAGTTACACAATTCCGTCGAAGCTGTCGAGGTCATCTGCTTTAGCCGCTAAACCAGTATAGATGCCATGTTGAGGATGATCTGGCCTATGACGGCCATCAAGGATATACCAGCGTTCCATGTTTAATACCCTTTGACGGTCTTCTTCTACCCACTCAGTCTTATACATACTCATTGGAGTTTTAGCGTTCGATTAGGCCACAGTCTAGCTTCTATGAAGTCAACGTCTGATTGATTAAGACTGTTGTTATTTTGTTCGGTAGCAGATTCAAGAACCCAAAGTGTGAAGCGTTTACCTTGGTTGCTGCTAAAAAATAATTGTTTCATTGGTGGAATATATCTGAAAACGACTAGACTTGTTTTGTAATTTACCAAAAGCGAGTTACAGACATCGAGGTGGGACTTGATGTAGTCAGAGAAGCCCTTAGAGAGTAGAGGCTCTAAGGGTTTTTCATTGTCCACGCCAATTTCTAGGTTTATTAGCTTCAAGCCTTGCAATGTCTTTTTCTACGGCGTTCATCCTATGAAATAGCTCTCTGAAGGTGTTATTCGATTTTGAGCTTCGGTTACTTAAAACCATTAAAAAGGCCGATACGCTTGCCCCAACCAGGGCCGCATAGATTTCATTCATGTACGTTAGGCCATGTTCCTTGTTGAATCCTAATCCATTCCTTTTGAGCAGCGATTAAATCAGGCTTTGAGATGTCTGGATCATTGATCAAACTCCATAATTCAATTCTTTTATTTATAGATTCAACGCTTATTCCATAACTTTTAGAAATAATCTCTTTCTGCTCTTGGCTTAGGAATTTCATTACTTTTTAACCATTTGTGTCTAATGTAGACATGTTTACTTGTTTTTCTATGGATGCCAAAGAAAAAGTCAAAAACCAAGAAGAAGAAAAAGTATTAGTCAATGATGATCAGCCTGAGTACCAAGAAAAGATAATGTTTCTTGTCAGTACTTCATTTCAGGCAGCCATTTTGACTTGGTGCTTATGCGTATTATCCCTTGGATATTTAAAATTGCCAAATAGGATGTTTGGAATGGATATTCCTGACCAGCCCCGTGTTGACAGTACATTTGCGGCTGGATTGCTTGGGAATATTTTAGCTGGATGGGGCGTTTCTGTAGGAGCTGGAGGAGGTAAAAAGAAGAAGAAAGAAGGAGAAAACGGAGGAGGTGGAGCGATGCCAATGGGCGGCGGTTATCAAACTATTATTGTTAAACAGCCAATTGAATTAATAACAAGACAGCCAGATGTTATTCGGGTTGATCCTGTAACAGGAAAGAATGTTCAAAATGATGGGAGGTTGACATGATGAGTGAAGATCTTTCTATTGACGCTCGGCAAGAAACCAGAATTGTTTGCACCGAGATGAAATTGAAGCGAGCAGAGGAGAAGATAGAAGATTTAGAAGATAGAGTAAGACTTTTAGAGAAAAGAGTATTTCAAGCAGCAGCAGTTGTTAGTGCAGCTTTAGCCTTGTTAGGCTTACTTGCTCAAATCAGTAAGGCTTATTTATGAAGGCAGCAATAGAAACCGTTAAAAACATTATTTCCCCAGAACAAAACTGGAGTAAGTTTTTAATGAAGATAGTCGGGCTTTCTGCTATCTCGGCTATAGGTTTAATCGGCTTTAAAGCTTATAACGAATCAAAGATTGTTGATGATGGAGGCGATAAAGAAATCAGCGTCTTATTTGAAGAAGACCCAATTAAGAAAATAGAAGTAGAAACTCTTTTAAATAGTATTCCTACAAAAAACAGAGATATTACTTCTGTTTGGTTGTATGACTGGCCTGACGCTAGGAATATTGTTCCCATCTCTAACTTCCCTAGAACATCAATTGATCCAGTTCCTACTGGCTATTGGATGCCAGGAGATGAACAAGTCATAGGAAACTTTGTTTTAGCTCAATGCACTCAACTTGATAGAGCTTTTATCAATGTTGCTTGCCCCATAATGGGTAAAGAAGATGCTTGGGGCGTTTTAGTTGTTACTTACGAACAGGGGCCAGTAGATAAAATAGCTAATGTAACAGCAAAGAAAATCAGTGAGACTCTGTACTTGCTGCCTGACTAATCATGAAACGCTTTATTCCCCTCCTGCTTTTATTAGCAGCTCCAGCCTATTCAGGTGGGATCACCCATAAGATCACAGCTACAGCACAGGCTTCTGTTGACGGATCATACTCTCATGCAAAACGAATAGGCTCAACTTATTCGATGAGCAGTTCAGGTATAACAGCTTCAACAATGGGCCATTTGGATGTTCCAGCTTCATCTGACGGAACGCTGACTGGAGTGGCAGCAACTCACGGTTCAGGCTCGTATAGTCAGACAACTTCAGGTGCAGCAACGACTTTCAGCGAAACTTTCGTTCAGGGTGATGCAACCCCAAGTGCAACGACTTTAAGTTCTGGTGCAGTCGGAAGTTTGCCAATGTTGGGAGATACGATTACATATACTGGAGGAGATAATACTGGTTTAGCTGCCACGATTACGTCCGTAAGTGGTGGAACTATTGGCCTAACTCCTGGTAAGTCTGGTACTAGCGTAACTGGTTCAATTACTTCAGCATTGTCAATAGGTGACTAATGCGTTATTTGTTATTAATAGCCTTCATATCCCTTCCAGCGCAAGCAGTCCCAGTTATTCCTGGATTCAATTCTGGAAGTACAACCTCAAGAACGGAAAGCAAGCAAAATACGTCAGAGTTAATAGAATCGTGGACATACTCGACAGGTTATGAATACACTTTAGGAGGCACTAATTTAAACATTCAAGGCGATATGTTGCCCGATACAATTAACACAGGAACGCACACGGTTGATGGAATTACTACTACTCATCATGGGATTGACCTTAACTCTAAACCTACAGTCAATATGCACACCCAAGGAGCAGCCACGAATCTAGTGGAGGCATATCACGGGCCAGGGCTTAAAAGTTTTACCAGAATTTCTAGAGATATTTTTACCGAATCGGTGACAGAAACAATGTCAACGTTTAGTAATTAAGATATGAGGCGTTATTTAATTACAGCCTTATTGTTTATAAATAGTCCAGCAATTGCAGATACTACGATGACTAATAATCCAATAAGTAACAGTTCTGGCAGTGTTACAAATTTAGGTGTCATGAATATGCCGTCTAAACAATTTACGAATACATTATCATTAAATCAAGTTCAATGCCAAGGCGACACCTTGGTTATTCAACCTTTTTTGACTGGTAACTATTCTGGAGGGATGCCAAAAGTCAATAGTTTCCTTGAGCCAATTTATTCCACTAAAGATATAAAAGGTGCCTTCGATGAGAATGGAGCTGAGATTGGTGATGGAGAAGTAGATGATCCTACTTTGATCCGTGGTTATAAAACAGTAAGAAGATTTGAAAAAACTAATTATGCTATAAGCCCAGGAATTAGTTTAAGTTGGAATATTAATCTGGATCGTAAAAGCGTAAGGAATTGCCGTAGATCTCAAACGCATTTAGTTAATTTATTGCAAGCAAAATATGAAGATTCACGATTATCCTATGAATTAGGAAGGGCAAAGCACTGTGCCGATCTTTTAAAGAACGGAGTTAGATTCAAGAAAGGAACCAAATACGAAATTCTCTGCCAAGATATTGAGCTGGTCAGCAAGCCTAATACTTTGATTGATCATACTCACGCTATTTCCGAAGATCCCTCTGCTCCTTTTGTCTTTCAGAAAGGGAAAGTATCTTCTCCTTCTTCCCCTTAAGGAATTTCTTGGCTAATGCTTTAGATCTTTTCTTTACTTGCTTCTGGATTTGTTTTTGAATGATTTTGATGTATGGCTGCATGGTTCCAACAGCTAAAACACTTGCAACAGCAATAGCACTTGTATTAACTAAGACCGTAGGTTGCGGAGCATAATTCCCTGCGATTTCTAACGGGTTTAACCCTTCCCAAACTGTTTCACATTTGCCAGTCAATTCATCTCTCTTCCAGCCTTTAATCCTTGCAAGGCCGCCTTTCCCTAACGAACCAACAGGAGTTTTTGCAAGTGTATCAAGAGGAGGACAAGGTAAAACTTCTGCAATAAACTGATCATCATTTAGGTTTAAATCTTGCACTACATCGCTATTGCCTTGTTGGTTCTTGGAGCTATTCTTTTCTTTCACTTCGTCTCCTTCATTGTCTAACCCTGTTAAATCTGTATTTGCATTAGGCGGTTGAATACCAGCATTAAAATCTGGTGCTACATACATCGCTGGAGCGTGATCGCATAAAACAAGGTTGTTTCGTGGATCTACGTCATACAGTTCAATTCCCGTTCCTGTCTTCTTATCTCTGGCTACAACACAAGGAAGTTCAATAATTGGGACAAAGCCAAAAGGTAAATCTCCTATGGTTGTTGGAGGGATTATTTCGGCTGGAGGAATTATGGTTATATCTGATAAATCTTTAACCCTTGGCTCATTAACAATTGGAGCTTCTAAATCCACTTAGCAATCATTCCACTGTCCTGCTACATCACTTGCAAGATTGCCAACCTGTTTTCTAGCTTGTCCAAAGAATATTCCTGCAAGGACTGGACCTACAATTGGAACGCTTGCTATAGCTGGTGTCACTTGAACGCTTGCACTATCCGCAATCAGTTGACCATTAGAACGTCCCTGAGCCATTTTTTCAATACAGGCAATCTGATCTGCTGTTAATTTTCCACCTTTGCCTTGAGGGTAAATTGCAAATTGAGCTACAGATTGTTTATGTGTATATCTCTTTTTAACCTTGCCGTTAAACGTAGGTTTCTCATCATCAATAATCGTTGTTACTAGCTTTGGATCGTGTTGCTTAGAATTAAACATCCACTCCTCTGCACCGTCAGGCTTGGTTTCGCTCCTGATTTGAATTGAGCTATAAGGAGTACTAGAAAGCTTGGCTATATCAGGGATGCCGCTATCTTTACGAGCCAGCAAATTTAAGCTCATAAAATTAGTTGCAATTAAACCACCGCCTAACACTAAAGACGTTAGCCCGTTAAAGCTTTTGAACTGTATCAACGCAAAGGTTTGATGACTGGCCCTGTAACTTTAGGCATGGCTGGAGGTTTTGGCATTGCATCTGTTACCAAAGAAGGAATCTGACCCTTTACCTTTTCAAGTAAAGCATCAGAAATCTTTCCTCTTTGGAAGTAAGCAAACGCACCACCACCCATTACTACTACAAGAAAAGCAGTATTTATATAGGTGAGGATTTTCAACATAAATCAAGAGCTAGGGACAAAAGAACCTTGAGTAGGGGTTTTTTGCTCAGTAATTTTAGCAACTAAACCATCTTCTATTGCTTTAACCCGATCAGCACCAAGAACAGCTTTCACATCAGCAATAATATCTGCTGTTTTTAAATCTGTTCTAGTGGTTAAAGTTTCAGGTTTTGTTAGGCCAATAGATCCGTAAGAAGAAGATGAATACTCTCCATCAATTTGATTGACAGTCCAATGAGCTGTATGACAAAAGCCATCGCTTACGTCATAGTCCACATTTGCTAAAACCCAAGTTGTTGTTGCCATTTTCGAGTCAAACTAAAATTACTTTTACTTTAACTCTATTCAGGGGTTCCCTCTTCTTCTTTGACCTGTTCATTTAATTCTTTAACGGCACCATTAACAGATTTGATCTCTTCAGCCAATTCATTTAATCCTTTTTGCTTTTCGTTGTACTGATCAACTAAGCCTTGCAATTCAGCTTGGCGCGCATCTCTACGTTCAGTTAAAACGGACATAATAAAAAGTTAGAACAATAAAAGTCTACATGCTCGGCCAATACTGACCATTACGGACTTTACGAAGCTGGTTCGGCAGTGTTATCATCTGCTACCCATTCTAGATATTTTTGATACTTAGAATTATCTTCAGCAAAGGGGATGTTCCATTGTGTACCTGTTTCATCGGTGTGTAACACAGAATAAACTGTGTCAGTAGAAGGGTCTTTAACCAATTTGTAAACGGGATCAGTTGGGTATGCCATAACTACATTTCTGAATCAAAGACAAAATAGCCAGCAGTGGTATTATTACCTCTTAAGATACCAGAAGATCCACTTGTAATAGTATCTGCGGTAGTAATTCTAACACCAGTACTTTGATTATTAGATCCATCATCTGACTTATAGAAGGCACTAACAGCACCACCTAATCCAAGGTTTGCATAATTAGTCATAGTGTTTTCGTAAGAAAAAGATGGCGTGGCTCTCATGGTTTGAGGGAAATAAATTGTTTGACTTCTTTGGTCTGTATTTCCATAAGATACCCAGGTAAAGTATTGACCATAGCCATAATCATTTTTCATTTTATAATAATATCTATGACACCTAGCTAGATCTTCATTGTATGATAAATGCTCAAAAGGTGTATCTATAGATCCTACTTCTAACTGCCAACCTGTCATTTCAAATGTTGAAGTATTAGTAGTCCACCATGTAGAAGCCATATCATTTGCATAATTTCCACCAGTACCCGCAACCCATGTTTCGGTATCTGAAGCCGCAGTTGTATAAGTAGGACCAATATATGGATATAAATATATTTTCAATCCTTGCTCTGTATTATCATCAAAGCTTAAATCAGCATGACCTGGTATTGATACTGTAAATTTTGTCCAAGTGTCAATAGATAAGCTTGGAGTAGTAAATTTAAAAGATTTCACTGTACCATCAATGTTTCTAAAACTTCCACTAAAAGCTTGAGCAACACTTGACTTAATCCAACAACTAAAAGTCATATAGCTAGAAGGTGATGTATATTCCCAACCACTATTAGCAATATCTTGAGCTTCTAAGGTAGTGCTAAGTTCTAGATGATCTGCATTAGCTTGCGTTTGATCTCCATTTAATACTTTTAGACATTTCCTAAAACCTGCTTTATAAGCAGGCGTACCACTAGCTACGTTTGCTTGTGAAAAAGTGATAGAGTTTTCATTTCCACCTGGTGCATGTTTAAATCTATCAATAGTATGTATTCCAGTAGCTGTCGAGGTAGTCGCCCTTTGAGCAATTTTCATAGCTCCATTAACTATTAGATTACGTCCAGATAAATTATTAGTTTTTAAACTACCTGTTACGTCTACATCTCCACCATCTTTTATAGTTACCCTTGTGTTTTGACCATTATTTTTAAATATCATGGAATCTGATCCATGATTGTAAGTTATACTTCCAGCCCTAGCGTCACCAGCATCAGCAAACGCAATAGCAGACTCGTCTGTTGAACCAAGAGTTATACCTGTCTGAGTAGCAGCGTTATTGTTTCCAACCTGCAAATCATCAATAGAAGCGTTTGCATAAGAGGTAGTACAACCAATTAATAATCTTCCATTAGTATCCAGTATGACTTGAGGTGCTGCATTATTAGTAGCAAAACCTATAGCATGGTCTGTGACTGTAAAGATTTCACCTCTATTCGTATCACCAAAACCGCCTAAGCGTAATTCAACTTGATTACCACTACTATCTTTACCATTCATCTCTATCGTTGCTCTAGTACTATTATTTGTACTAGAAATTAAAAGTCCATTAAGCGTTGCGGCACTGTTGATATGTAGCAGTTCGCTAGGACTTGTTGTACCTACGCCGAATTTCCCGTCTGATGTAATTCTGGCTAAACTTCCTGTCGTACTATTTTCAAAAGAAAAATCATTTTTACAGGCTAAAATAGCCGTTCCAGTAGTATCTTTTATTCTTACTTGTGCTTCTGCATCTGTGCTTTCAAACAAAGCACAAATATTATCACTACCAGAACTTACGTGTAAAATATTAGACGGACTTGTTGTCCCTATACCTACTTTTCCATCAGCCAACATTCTTATACCAGACGTAAAAGTTAGAGCCGCCCCTGCACCACCTGAGTTCTCTGCTGCATATTGAAAATCAATATTTCCATCAGCCATATAAATTCTATTTGCATGACCATTAGCTATATATTTTTCGTTTGAACCATCGTTGTAGTAGTTAACCGCAATAGCACCTCTATCCTCATCACCTGAGCCTCTACCGTATGCAACAAATCCTGTTCCTATTTGTAACGCCTTACTATCGGCGTTAGTAGGCCAAGCACTAGGAGTAACACCAATACCTACGTGTCCATCTGCTGTGATACGCATTTTTTCGCTAAGACTCGCCTGATCTCTGCTATTTGCTCCATCTGTACCAAAAATTAGATTGCCAGAATAACCACTACTTCCAGTAGCAACTATTCCTGCATGAGTCCAAGTTCCTTCATTACTTGCGTTAGAGGTAAAAACTATACCTTGCGTAAAATCAACAGTGCCATCAGCAGAGTTATTGTTTAAATTTAAACGTCCTACACCGTCAAAAGCATTATAACCAGTAGCAGTTGAACTAGGAAGTTGAAATCTACCACTTGAATCGAGGCGGAATCTTTCTTCAGTACCTGTTTGATCATAAATTCTAAGCCCGCCATGACTTTCTATTAGCTGAACAAATGTATGGTAAGAATCTGTTTTAAAATCTAATCTTGCTGCTGTTGTCGTACCTGTAATTCTTGCTATTGCATCCGCACCTCCATTAACTTCTAATTTGACTGCTGGACTTGATCCTGTTCCTATCCCTACATTCCCGCCGTCATAATAAACATTCGTTCCATTCGTCACCCATTGCCCTGTTGGATCGTCTGTCCAAGAAAGAACCCCTGCTGTTGTACCTGCTAAGACTTGACCATTGGCTGTAGGAGCTGCACTTGGAAGTGTGTAAGAAACATCAGCCGCTAAAGTATCTGGAGCTTGCAAAGAAACATAATTTGCACCATTAGCATCTGCCTCTGTAAATCTTATTTGCTTGGCATTATCAATAATTAAGTTATTAGTTAACGTTCCACCAGTTGTAGGCAATGCAGCATTAGCAGTTGTAGCAGCAGCATCAGCCGCATCTTTAGCTACCTTCACAGCCGCAGGTGTGGCAGCCGTAGTTGTTGAACTAGAAGCGGCACTATCTGTTAATTGAACAACACCAACAACGGAAGTTGTTCCTGCAACAATCTTTGATCCAGCAATTGCAGCATCACTCTTAATATCAGCGTTAACAATCGAATCAGCAGTAATAGCAACAAGACCTGCATTTGAAATGCTTATATCTCCTGTAACTGCTACTGCTGTTGGAACGTTTGATCCATTACCAACAAGGATCTGAGCAGAAGTTAAAGCAGCTAATTTGGTAAAAGCAATTGCAGCAGAAGCGTTTATATCAGCATTTAATATTGTTCCATCTAAAAGCATTGTGCTTGTAACTGTTCCAGTATCACCTGAGCTAACGAGGGTTCCTGTGACATTCGGAAGGCTTACAGTTCGATCAGCAGTTGGATCAATAACAGTTAATGTTGTCTCAAAATCATCAGGTGTTGAACCCTCAAAGATGATGCTTGAACTTTGATTAAGAGCTAAATTTCCAGTTAATGTGCCACCTGTAAGATTTAATTTTTCTGTATCTAATTCTTCTAAAACAGATTGAACGTTTGTATTTTGAATACCTCCTGTTGCTGTAACTCCAATATTTGACGCAACCTGACCAGCAATAAAGTTTGAAATATCAAGTTTTTCCCAAGTAGCTCCATTACTTAGGATCATGTCAGGTGGGTTGATTGTTACCGTTGGAGCTGGTGAAGTTCCTGTTCCTGACTTATCACATACAAAGTAGTAACGATTGTTGGCGGCTGAAGCAGCTTGAAGTGCAGCGTTTTGTGTAAAGCCTTGTGCTGTTCCTGCTGCTGTTAACGATGTAATTTTATTTGTATCAGCCCTGTAGTTACCTGCATAAATAATCTCACCAGATGTAATTGTTACTGGCTGGAACGCTGATCCGTCATACACATATAAATCATCATTCGTTAAGTCATAGAAAAACTGTCCTTTAAAGTCTGCCGTTGGGAAAGTAACAACTCCAGAAGTTGATTGAGCACCAGTAAATTGACAAACAGAAGAATCTGCAAATTTAACTCCTGTAATTGAATTAGTAGCAAAGCGTCCAATATCTAACGTTCCAGACGTTAACTTTGTTGCTGACAAATCAGGAATATCACCTGAAACTAAAGTGGTTCCAGCAGTTACAACTCCCTTTACATCGACTGTTACTTTTGCATAAGTTCCAGCAGTAACTCCACTTGTTGAAGTCGCAATAGCACCTGAACCATCGACACTAATTCCTCCTCCCGAAGTAACTAAAACCGCACCTTTAGCAGAGGTCGTTGCAACAGGAAGATCAGAAGCAAGTAACGCAGTAGCAGCAGTTATTTGTCCTCTTGCATCGAATGTAATTCCTGAGACGGTTGCAGCAGTAACACTATTAGAAAGAGATAACGCACCAGCTCCAGTAACAGCTAAACCAGTCCCAACCGAAACAGCACCAACAGCAGATGTAGTTGCTAAAGGAAGATCAGAAGCGGCAAGGGCAACTGTTGCCGTAATTAATCCTTGAGCGTTGTAGGTAATTCCAGAACGAGTAGCGGCTGTAACTGTGTTATTAATTCCAAGATTTCCAGAAGCTACATTTAGTGATCTATCAATATTTGCTGTTGCTAATTTCGCTGCTGTAATCGTTCCATCAGTTATTTTTGCTCCACCAATTCCACTAGCAACCTTCGCATCGGTCACGGCTGAACTTGCTATGGCTCCACTGTCCACAGCGTTGTCTGCTAGTTCAGAAGCAGTTACAGAATTTGCAGCAAGCTGAGTTGAACCAATTGCTCCTGTAGCAAGAATTGTTCCAGGTAAATTTGCAGCTAATTTCGCAGCAGTAATATTTGCATCAAGTACTTTTATTGTCGTTACGGCATCAGAAGCAATAGCACCTGCATCTACAGCATTGTCAGCTAATTCGGTTGCTGTAATTGCATTTGAAGCAATTTGATCCGCAGTAATTGTATTTGCAGCAATACTCGCAGCAACAACAGCTCCATCAGCTATTGCAGCAGTATCAACAGCATCATCAGCCAACTTAGGGGCGGTAACAGCATTAGTCGCCAATTGAGGTGTATCGACACCTGCACTTGCAATTTTTGCCCCAGGAATATCTCCATCACTAAGATTTAATTTTGCATAAGTAATTGTTGTATCTGATAATTTTGTTCCTGCAATACTTCCAGCTAGTTGAGCATTAGATATGGTTCCGCTTAAGTTCGTTGTTAAATATCCAGTTGCATCTGCCAAGTTAAAAGCAGGAGTAGCATCTGTACCCCCAAGAGCAATACTGATCCCGCCAAGAGAGATACTTGAATTTGCAAGCTTGACATTACTAACAGCTCCATCCTGTATTGCTCCAGTTGCAACTTGATTTGTTCCTAACGTGCCAACCTTTGCTCCAGGTATGTCTGCATCATCAATTAAGGCAACACCCGCAGCAACAAGGTCTTTAACAGTAACCTTCTTAGTCTCGGTGGCACTGAGGTCCGCTAGTGCGAGAACATCAACAGCTTGAACACCCGCTTCAACTAATGCGGGTAACGCAGTTATCTTTAAATCAGCCATTTACAAGTTAACGAAACACCTTTGCAAGTAGTTTAAACCTGTTCGAGCATTATGCGACTATCATCTTCCTGAAGAATCCGATCTGTGTCTTCTTGTAATAGGACACCAGGAGCATCACCAATCTTTAAACTAACCACTCCGTTCGTTATAAATTCAATTCTTGTCTCAACAACTTCAGCAGCAGCAACAGTTACAGCAACGTTAGTAATGATGCAATTAGCTTCATAAAAAACATTATTTTTAGCATTATTAGAATCCCTGTAGAGGTAGAACACCCCATCAAAGTCTGACCCTTGTTGAGTTCTAACAATTAATTGAGCAAGATAAAACGGAAATTCTGGGTCAACTCCATAATTATTTGCACGATCTTCTGAGCCATAGCTATGCTCCCAAATACAATTCATGGAGCCTTGACCGCTAATTAATCCAGCTTCATATTGATTTCTAAATTCATCTCCAAGGTTTGTTAAATCAACCTGTTCCCTACTGGTTGTCATCTCAAAATCTCTAATTTTTGCTAGATGCCTGAAATTGTCATTTTTCGTTGTAAGCACAACATCTTTAGCAGAACTTGGAGCAACAAGAGTTAAAGCTGTTGTAGTTAATCCCTCAATTGAATCGGCAAAAGTGTTATATAAACGAATACCACCAACAGGGTCAATATTAATAAACCATTTTCCGTCTGGATAACTATGACCATTGACAAGCTCAAGATTTGAACCATCAGCCGTTTCTATTACAACTTGGTCGCCTGTAATTAACGAGCCAGTGCTGTGGTCGAGGCTGAATCTTTTGCTGTCTACACTGACATCATAAGGATCCAGCTTGGTTCTAATCCCACTACTTAACGTGTCCCTTTTCAGGGCAATTTGCCCAGATTGTCCAAAGTAAACGCTCATTAATCAATTAACGAAGTAAAGCCATAAGGTGCTCCGTCAGCCTCCCAACTAATATCCGCAGAAGCAACTTCCCCTACGGCAGTGTTCATTGAAACACCTGTTATAAAAACAGCAAATCGAATATCACGTGTATCAGTAGCACCTGTCGTTAATCTCATTTGCAAAAATACCCTAGAAGACGCAGCATTTGTCCCGTCTCCTGGGTCGTTATTACCACCAGCTTTTATTGCACTTGTAAGTATTTTGTGAAGATTTGAGTCTGCTCCAGAAGCAGGGTTAGCAACGTAATAAAACAATCGGCAACTACCTGAATAACTTCTAACTCCTGCCTTTAATGTTCTATCTGAGTCTCCCAGTGAGGTTGTTTCTAGTACAGCCATTGAACTAGAAAACGACCAAGATTGAACTTTGGCAGCCTTAGTTCCATTATCAAGAGAGCTGTTTAGATCGGTGTTTGAAGTCCCTAGAAAAAGTTCTCCATCACGTCCAGAATAAAAACCCACAACCTTAAATTAAAACGTTGTTCTTATTATATGGGTGCATCCAAGCAAGCAACAAAACTACAGCTAACATTACTCAATCCATCAAATGTAGTTGTAACAGTTGGAGGATTACTAAACCTCCATTTTAAGGGTGAATCATACTTGCCTACTCTTTCCCACAAATCAGTTGCCACAGGAGAATAGGCGATACCTGCTAATGCTCCAGATCTGCCAGACATATTTATATAATTTGTAGGATCTGCTTTACTATCAAAATACGCTGTAAGAATAGAATTTGTTTCAGTATCACTAATATTTGAAAAGGATAAACTCAATGTTGCATTAATCGCTTGATTACCAAAACGCAAATAAGTTTTAGTACCATCTAAAGATTCAAAAGTAGTTTCTGGATAATTACCAGGTGTAAAACTTCTAGAACTAGCTTTAATGACAGGAAATTGAATACGACTGCCCATGTTTAACTCTCAACAACAAAACGAGATGAAGACCCTTGCCCCCATCCTTGTAATATAGCTAGTGTACCGTCATCAGTTAGCTTGACATAAGAAGCTGCTAAGTCAATTAAGCCATCTTCTCCAAACGTAATACTTTCAACCTTATAACATTGATCTGTCTTTTCAGTTTCCTTAATCGTAAATAACGTTCCAGCAAATGCTTTTACTGCATTTGAATCTGAGAA